AGGGGGAATGTGAAAAGCCCGTGCGCATTCCTCACGCGATAATTTTCGCGCCTCGAGATACTGAGTATCTTTTGGAACAACACTCATAGGCTTGAATGTCATGCCTTCTTCAAGCACCGCTGTTTTGCCAGAGTTTGCCTCGCCGGAATACATAGATTCCCACTCAGAACGAAACCGCGCGCGGGCAGTATCGCTCCAATTGGCAGTAGTAGCCGGCCGCTCAATCACACCACCTATCCGAGCGGAATTTTCCCAGAACCTGGCTGAATATTTCGTATTCTCGTACTCTTCAGCGAGGATCTCTCGCAAACCTTCAAGCGGAGAGATACCAACAACGTTATTGCTCGAGTTGTAGGTCCTTATGTGAATAATCTCTGATGGTGCAAGTTCCTTAGGACCGGTCCCAAAATCAAGTACGTATTTGTTCGGTACTAGTTTTCCATAAGCAGAAATCATTGTGTACGGAATTCGAAGCAATCCCACTACCTGCCCATTGGCACGAACTTTCAGTATGTATCCATTACCAGAAATAAACATATCTGAAAGCACGGCCTCGAGTAACTTGTACTGGGTAATCTTGTTGTGGGCCGGCATAGGACGATGCAAAATGTTTACAGCCGCATGATCCCGGACTCGAACACGATTATCGTCAGTATCTCTCTGATAAATGTGAAGTCCCAAGTGGGCTATATTCCTTGCGAGAAAATCAACGCACACACGTACATTGTTGTGTGTTCGATACATTGCCTCATAGTCCAGGTTGTAATTCACGAACGTATTTAGACTTGACGCGTTCGTTGGCCACCAGCCAGCGGGCATGGTAGATAATGTAGCTTCAGAGATAATTGTGCTACCCATTCAGCACCTGAATAAAATCTACATCGCTCATAAAAATGAGAACCTCACCATCCACTTTGCGAGCTTCTCCCTTCTCATGCAATACGGCGTTTCGTAACACAAGATAATCCCCAGCGCGTTTCCACAACACACCCTGAAATGCCTTGTCAGTTTTGAGGTTCACAACAACCTGCTGAACCAGAGCGTAAAATCTGAACATCTATAGCACCTCCAATCCGCGGCTTTCGTAAACCGAAGCAACCTGCTCCGTAGCATGTCTCAGTCCCCGGTCGGTTGCCATTATGCCTGCCACAATTCCATCAATTTTCTGCCGGCTCTTTGCCTTATCCGGTTTGATGTTCCCAGCTGCGTCCTGAGTCGTCATGACATTGTCAGCCATCCAACGCAAAACTGGATGACCGCCATGTCTGAGCCGGCGATTAAGCACCAATCGCTCGATCTCTTTTGTCGGTGGTGACATGCTCACATACCCTTGCCCAAAACCAATGAGTGTGTGCCCCATATTGGTCAATGTTTGGCTAATCTGTGTCGCACCCCAACGGTCAAACGCAATCTCTTTGATGTAATATCGTTCACTCAACAACTCAATCTCATTCAAGATGTAGTCGTAGTCAATCACATTCCCTGGGGTTGCAATCATGTAGCCCTGGTCAACCCAAGCTTTATAGAGATCTCTATCTTTGAACGCCGGATCCGTTAGTTTTGCTTCTGGAACAAAAAATCTTGGTATCCAGGTGTGCATTTCTTCTTCCCCTGGTTCATTGGGAAAATCCAACACGAATGCGGCGATGTCAGATACAGAAGCCAGGTCAAGCCCACCATAACACACCGAACCTTCCAAAAGCTTTTCATCAACCGGATACGCGCCGCAAGCATCCCAGGCAGCCATATCCAACCAGCGCGTTTCCTGGCTGGTCCACATGTTCAAATATAGCCGCCGGAATGTGTTCTGATATGCAGGAGATGATTTTGCTTTTTCAAATTCCTGGTGTAGATAATCAATTTTGACAGTATGCCCCAGGCTGGGATTAGCTTTTTCCCATGTCTTTTCTGAGGTCCAATCGTCAGCCGGATCCGCTTCAAAAATGACCGGGTAGAACCAATCCATTTGGATGATTCCATCGCGCACTTTGCACGCCCGCTCATACACTTCGTAACAAATCGATGTGCGGTCATAACCCGCTGTAGTCATACTGAGCAACAGGGGTTGCCTTCGGGCACCGAAAGAAGTCTGAATCGTATCGTAGAGCTCACGGTCTTTTTGTGTGTGCAGCTCGTCAAACGCAGCACCGTGCAAGTTGCCGCCATGCTTACCACCTGCATCAGAGCTCACGACTTTATAGACACTTGCGCCCTCTTTACTGACAATTGCATTCCGGAACGGGCTCACAAGCTGACTGAGTACCTGGTTTTGCATTACCATGTACCTGGCTGTGTCAAAAATTGCGCGCGCTTGTTCACGATCTGATGCGATTGAGATCAACTCCGCACCGGGCTCTTGGTCTACAATCAAGAGATACAACATGATTGCGGCTCCAAGTGGTGACTTCCCGTTCTTGCGTGCAACAAATACAAACGCCTCTCGGTATCGCCTGTATCCGGTAGCTTTCTCTTTCCAACCGAACAAGTTGCTTACAAATTCGCGCTCCCACGGCAAAAGCAGAAATGGTTTGTTTCCTAGATCGCCTTTCACGTGGGTAATGTAAGTCTCGATAAAGTCCACCGCAACCTGACCAGCAACAGCGTCGAAATAGTATTTTTCCAAATCGCAAGCAAAGGGATCGTATCGCTTACTCATTTCCCGCACTCCCCTCAACCTTTGCGCGCGCCTGAGCAAAAAGATTTTCAGCAAGTGAATGCGTTTTGTCCGCCGGCGACAGGGCTTTTACGCGGCTTCTCTCCGCCGGCGTCAAACCAAATTGCGCAAGCATATCTTTAACCATGCGCCAGCTCGTATTGGCAATGCCGACATTTGGGTGCTGATAGACCGTTCCTTTGTCAGTAATCACCACATTGCCAGATAACGCTAATGCCTTCCGGGCTGCAATCATGTCTCCATATGCCATACAGAGAAGCTCCAGCGCGTTGCGATCTCCCTCAGTATAGAGACCGACTTCAACAAGCTGTGGCCCCAATGCTTTCCACAATCGTTTTCCATAAAGGTTGAGCGTCATAGGTGGTTTGGGGAACGTATTCGGAACGTCAAAAACAGCCTGGGAGTTATTCACCCGGCTTTTTTTCAGCGTTCCTTGCGCTTCTTTGACCACATCCGGCAATGGTTTACGCCCTCTCATGCCTTCCCCATCTTTCACCTTTTTGATTATGTTCCCGTTCGTGACAGGACCGACACAACGCTTCCAAATTGTCGAAATCGTCAGATCCACCTTCACGCTTACGGTAAATATGGTGTGCGATCTCGCTTGGCGCACCACAGCGTTCGCAAGTTGGGTTATGTGCCAGAAATATCAGGCTCCGTTTCCGCCACATTGCACTGGTGTATTTCACATCACGCGGTTTTTCCCATTGTTTCAAGTACTCACGCTGATGCTCAGGGCAACGATAAACATTCCGCTCCGTTACCAAATTCGGGCAACCAGGGTGCATACATGGACGTGGCGCACTAACTGGCATGACGACTCCAAACCAATCTGGTTTTGTGGACCATGCGGCTGAATGTCCACAAACATTCACGATCAATTGATTGATCAATCCGTGGACCCAAGCTAACCATCCTCGTCTTTTTTTTCAATGTCCAGTAGTCGATTCTCATGATCCACACTATGTTCTTCGAGCACCAACAATTTGCCCCGTAGGTCCTTGCTCACACGTTCCACTTCCCTGACACGTGTCAACAGGAGAGTGTATAGTTCAGCAGGTCGATTTTCCATCCTGGAGCCTCTTGAGCGTAGATTCCAGCTCAGTAACACGCAATGCCAAGTGTTCAATCGTCCTGGCTTGATCAGAGATCCGCCGATCACGCTCCTTGACTTCCTCTTGGAGCTTATGTATTTCCTGCTGTTGCATTGTTTTCAAAGACTCTAGCTCCTCGATTTTTTGGTCACGGCTGCGGATCTCGTCCCGAAGGAGACAAATGTCATCCCTCATTTCATCGATTGTTTTGTCCTGATCGTTTGCCCGCTGATCTAATCTCAGTAAGCGGTCCTTGTAGTTTTCGAGTAGGAGTGATTCGGCCTTGGCGGCGAGCTCATCAGCTTCAGAATTCAACTTGTGCGCTTCAGCTGCGACCTTTTTACGATTCGCAATCGTATTGATAATCGCAACCAAAACACCGCCCCCAAACATACTGATGATTATTGCGCCCCAATCCATGACTTATCCCTTGGCAGAATTAGCTGCGGAACGTACGGCGTCGTATACCTTACTCGCTACCAGTCCCAGTGCCAATGCGAAGAACACGGATCCGAACCAACCGGCAAAGCCAACAGGCATCCCCAGGCTTACCTGGTATAAGACGCCCAGTACCACACCAACCCCGAAGGCGACCGCCGTCAGCGCCTTGCCTTGCACGCCGAACGACTTCACAAGCTCAACCAATCCCATGACGACAAAAATCAAGGGCACGCCATTTACGATCTGATCAAATTCCATGATTGTCCTCCAATTGCATGAATCAAAAAATCCCGAAGCTGCAACACCAAATTTCTTTGGAATTACAGCCCCGGGATCTATGCCTCGCTGGGCTATTGCTATGAAGCTAAATCGCGGCTTCGGATATTTAACTAAGGTAAGTATAACAAAATTATCATAATATGCAAGGGCTTTCACCCAATTCTCGTGGTTTTAGTGACACGGTTGTTTCAATGTGATCAATTTTCCTATTTTTAATATGCACAGTCACAACACCAAATCCGTCCTTTGAATCCAACACGCCTTTTAGTGATAAGAATACAACCTCTGCCTCTTCAGAAGTAAGCACACGCCTAATATCTTGGCATGTGTCTTTAGCCATCGATTTTCTCCGACCAACACACACCCCGAGGATGCTTGTGCTCCCAACCCAAATCATCACAGATCTTATTGGCAATGTACAGGCAGCCCTTAGCATTTCGACCCGTGACGGTAAAACTCTCTCCCGTCAATTCATTGTGAACACGGTAAGATTTGAGCAATCCCAGGCGGACAAGGATGGACCTCAGTATCTGGTTCACTTCTCGCCCTCCTTCTTCACTTCAACCTTTGCTTCCAAATTCCGGACGAAGTTTTCTAATGCTTCCCGCGTTTCAGTGTATTTGTCGTAGCTAGGTTGCGTTGGTTGATGCGCCAAATTGGAAGCCGCTGCACTAAAATCGGTTATCAGCTTTTTGGCTTTGTCACTTAGTTTTTTCATTCCTGCACCTCATTGAAGCAAATCGCACTTTTGTTTTTACCTACCCAACGTGCAATACCATGTTCAACCAAATATTCAGCAGCCTCTTCTTCGGCGCTCATAAAAGAATGCCGAAAGATGTTTTCACCATCCT